TTCGTGCTTTGCGCCCAATTCAATAATTGTGGCGACTTCTTTGTTACGCGAAGAACGTGCTTCTTCGGCAACAACATTGATATCGATGTCAGACATTTGTGTCTCCTTAATTTCGATAATTTCAGTTTTAGGTTTGATTGAGGTGTCCTTAGCCCGACCAACGCCTACAGTTTCATCCGCAGGAATTGAGACCAAAGATACCTCGTGGATTTTCCAAGAGTTGACGCGGTAGCTATCCTCGCCTTCCCTCTGCATTTTGCTGACTTGGTAGCCAACACTGATGTTGGAACGGATGCCATCCGTTACGTCATCAAACACCTCTTTAGCCATTCCGTTCTTACCAAACCGAACTGTTGCTCGCAACACGCGAGACGAACTATCGAGAGTAACATCCTCTACCACGCCTATTTGGGAGCGAGGGTCGTGGTCGAGTAAGAGCGGCATACGCCCAGACTTCGCAAACGACAAATCAACACTCTTTTCGGTGTGGTCGAGAATTTCTTTGCCGAAGCTGCGCTCTACAGGTGCTTCACTGGAGACTGCAATCTTTACTCGGCGTGTTTCAGCATCAATCGCACCAGACATCATGTCAGTGGCGCGGCGATGGATTTCGGTTGTGAGGAAGCGTTCTTCGTCGGTTTCGTCCGAGGCTTCAACCACGGCTTCTTCGACTACTTCTTCTGCTTCGGCTTCTTCTGCCTCAGCTTCGTGCTTCTCAAAAGTGACGGTAACTGTTTCGTCAGTTTCCTCAACAGCAACAACATGACGTTCCTCTGTCTCATTCACTTCGACTTCAACTTCGGGTGTTTCTTCACTCATGTCTAAATCCTTTTCCAGAGTTTCATCAATGTTACGCTCTTTGTCTTCTTTTTTCAATAGGTCGGTAATACCCTTCGACCATGTGAAGCCTGCGCTTCCACCCCACAAATCCCATGCAATTCTCCAAGCCGTAGGCCCACCATCAGTCTCTTTGGCATCGTAGTGCTTCGCCTTGTTGGTGGCGTGTCGGCTGAAGTAGCTGTGCATCCGCTTGACGGTGTCTTCTGACAAACGCTTACCGTTAGAGATGTCACGCGCACGCGCAACGCCAACGGCTGTTCCGCCGCGACCATATTCGCGCCGCCACTCTAGGCCACGCTTGGCAGCAGTGACCATTCCTTTGGTTGGGAGATAACTAGCCATCGTCTTCACCTGTTTCTACATCTGGTGTAGCTGGTGACTTGTTGCCGAATGGCTCGAACGCCATAGACAGACCGAAGCGTTCGGCCATCTCTTTGTCGCTCTGGATTTGCGAGAACAGGTCTTCGACATCGCGCCCGTAATTAGCGGCGACATCGCTCATGCTCAACAGGCCATTGTTGATAGCGGTGACGGACGCAGCAATCTCACGCTGAGGGTCAACCCAAGCAAAGCCACGGCCACGGAAGATAGCGTTAAGAGAGAACTTGTTAAACTTTTCTGAGGTCGCTGGGATGTTCATCGAGCCAAAGTCGAGCGCACTGTCTAGCCAAGCTGTGAACACTGGTTCGCAAAAATGCTCAATGATAAACGACTGGAGCATCTTGTAGTTGTCGCGTTCCTCGATGGTTCCTTGACGGATAGACGAGTAAGACACACCAGTCAGGTCGTTTGCCAAGCTGGTGTAAGATACGTTCAAGCCAGACGCGATACCGCGAAGAACTGCCTTCTCGAAACTATCGAAAGCAGTCGTCGGATGTGTAGGGTCAATCATCTTGAAGTCGTGGCCTTCAGGCAACTGATAGACGCTGGCAGGCTCCATGTCGATAATCGGGACTTCGTCAACTTCATCGTCGCCAACAAACTCGTCGCCAGACGGTGTTGTGATGATGCCGAACTTGGCTGCTGCTGCGCGTGCCGCCACCAACTCAGCTTCGCGGTATCCGCCGAGCATCTTGAGTGAGGCGATTACTGGGGCCATGAACGGTTCGCCACGGGTCTGATACTGACGCTGCTGCATAAAGACGTGTATCATCTCAGATGCGTCAACGCGAGACAGCTTTGCAGAGTTTTGCGCCGTGGAAATCGCCATGTCGTTTGGATGGCGTGTCTTGACGTAGTAGGCGACAGGTCGGTGATACTGGTCGAGTTCGACGCCCATACGGATTTCGTTGCCGTTCTGTGCGCGACCATTCTTCTCGGTGTCAACCATTTCAGGCTCTAGGAACTGGATAGAGAATCCGTCTTTGTAGCGGCTGCTGCGGACTTTCTTTGCAAACACTTCTCCGTCACGGGCTAGTGCCTCAGCAACATAGCGTTGGCAATCAAGCCAAGACATGCGGCCAGAAACCTCTGGGCCTCCGAGCTTGCACCAACGGGCGAAGCTGTCTTCCACAATCTTGTTGCCTTTGGCGTCAAGAGAGTTGTCGATGTTACGAGCGCGGACTTGAAGGGTGAAGCCCTTTTCTCCAACCACGTTTGTCTTGACCATGTTCAAGAACCGCTTGGCATACTCGTTGTTGCGAGCCAAGTCGCGGCTGCGGTTGCGAAGAACCGTGAGCGAGTTGTTTAGCTCTGCATCAGCAGATGTGTTGCTGGCCAGAAAGTCAGCGAACAAACGACCTTGATTTGCTCCAGAGTAGCTACGTCTGCCACTTGGCATTTTACGCCGCTTAGGAGCCGCCTCATTGCGACGAAGAAAGTCAAAGAGTGCCATTTAGAACCTCATCAGAATAGTGGATTTAGACTTTCGCCCGTGCTTGATTGCTTCTTCTCGCTTGTGCAGCGCGACTTCTTTTTTGTAAAAGGCTCGCCAGTCAACCAGTTCGCTTGGCGAATACTTGCTGAGAGAGCGGCCAGCAATCGAGTAACTCGACACATCGCTGTCGGCCTTGCCTTCAAGAATGCTTTCAATCTTGCCTAGCATAATCTCAGCGTGACCGCGTGGGTCGAGATTGTTGTCGTAGTCGCTTTTGACATCGAACTCGCCACGGTCTACGACCAGCCGATTGCTGTCGCTGTTGCGGACAACTTCCAACTGGTAGTGGTAGTGGCCAACATCATAGCTGTCTGTAACGCTACTCGCTTGAGTGAACAGGTAGTCGTCGCCACTTGCCGTAGCGGTGACAGATATCTCACTGGAGTTACCAGTGGCAATGCGAGCCACCAAGTTCATGGTGTAAAGATTGTTTGGATAGTCAGAGGATAATGTGCTGACCTTGAATTGGAAGAAATCGCCTACGATTAGCTCTTCAGGAACGCCCTCTGGGGCATTTGCTGCATCAAATAAATTACCCACGACACGCTCCTTGCGTAAAGAAGTTCTGTTTCTTGTCTCTTGCCTTAACGATTTTAGCGTGTCGGCCTTTTCTGCGTATCTTGTTTTTGATACGAGGCCCGTCGAGTTTTGACTTCATAGCCATTAACGCCATCCGTTCACAAATCCACCGTCTCTGCGAGGCATTTTTCGCCTCGTTTTTTCGACAGCTTTGGTTTCGTTTTGGTCGCTTGACTTACCAGCCATAGACCTCTGTGCAATTATATTAACATTGACGCCGACTATTGACAATGCCGCTAAAGCGTAAACTCTACAGTCTAACGCTTCGTTGCGTGGGCGCACTTTTATCCACTCTCGGCGGTGAAAACCCTTGTGATATTTCTTGACTACCTTCTCGGCGGTCAGCATCTTGAAATATTCTTCGGGGTAGCTGCTTGGGAAATGACAATACCCAGCCCCTACTTCCTTAATCTTCAGGTGAGAGTAGACCATCTCCTTGGCTGTATCCACACCAATCGGAAACAGCTTGCACTTGATGTGGTTGTTCGTGCTTGGTCGTCCGACAATCGGCTTGCCTTCTCCGCCGACACCCTTGATAGCAAACACCCGACGAGACAGACGCGGCTTGCAGTATTTGTAGACGGCTTGAGTATGGTGGCCACCTGTATCGATGGCCGATGCTTTGATTTGCAACTCTCTGCCGTCTTCCGTTTTATATGTTAGCGCGAGAAAGCCGTCCAAGTCTGCCCACACCTGAGCGGACGCAGGGTCTCCAAAGATAGCACGATACTCGATACTAAAAGTGGCGGAATCACGCCCGTGTCCCAAAACCTCCATTTCGAGCCTATCATCTTGAACGTCAATACCTGCTGTGACGAACACGACATCCTTGGGGAGACTGTCTGGCGTGTAGTCTTCGCGGTTCTCAGCAACTTCCAAACCATCGATACCGTCGCCCTGTTCCTCCCATGTTTCGCCAAGCGTTACGTTTACAAAAACACGCAAGGTCTCTGGCAATTTTTTTGCATTAAGAAATTCACGGACGATACCCTCAAGCGCAGACCACGGACTGCACAAGCCAGATAGTCGGAACCCCGCCGTCCCGACGAGTGGCGCGGTGGCCCGCCACTCTCCCCTGCGAATTGCTCGAAAGCGAGCCGCATCATCCCAAACCGAACCGCACTCAATGCAAGCATAGTGCGCCGTCTCTGGTTTATCTTGCTCCCAGTGAACATTAGCCCAACGCATAACTTGTGAATGGCCACAATCGGCACACGGAACATGATACTCACGTTTGTCGGATTTTTCAAACTCTGCCTCGATGCGACTGCTTCCCTTGATTGTTGGGGTGCTTACCAAGACAAACTTTCTGTTCCAGAATGTCGCCGCACGCTTCTTCGCCAGTTCAATCGGGTCGCCTTCGGCGGTGGTTGTGTATCTATCGACCTCATCGAACAGCACGAGCCTGATGGGACGCGACGCGAGGCCACTTGAACTGTTCGAGCCAACAAGAGTAA